ATCACTTTGTGATTCTTATGGGTAAAAGTCCATCAACAGCATTGATATCTATGAAGGCTACTCAATTAAAGATTAGTCGTAAGTGGAATTCAATTATGATGGGTCTTAAGCTACAAGGTAAAAATGGCTTATTCACACCGCCAACATATAGCCACATTTATAATCTAAAAACTGTTCAAATGTCGAATGACAAAGGAACATGGTTTGGATGGGATGTATCTAAAGTTGGTCCGGTTACAGATAAAGGTGTTTATGCGATCGCTAAAAGCTTTGCTGAAAAAAACAGCAAGGGTCAAGTGAAAGTTAAACACGGATCTGAGGAATCCAAAAGCGATTCACCATATTAATCATCTAGCGTAAGTTAGATTCCTAGGATTGGGCGTGGAAGCGAGAGTGGAAACGCCCAAGACAAAATTATGATAGAAAGATTTATAAATATATTTAAAGGATTAGAACGGGCTCATGGTGTCACTTACGTTGATAAAAAAGGAAATGGTGAAAAAATAAAAGGAAAATCTTTTGTAAAAAGAGAGCCAGTCACAGAGAATTTATGGCGTAACCATTTACAAGGAACTGAACCGAGTTTAGGAATCATTCCTATTAATGATGAAAACAAATGTATATGGGGATGTATTGATATAGATTCATATGCAGGATTTGATCATAAAAAATTAATTGATAAAATATTTAGTTTGTTATTACCACTCGTAGTATTTAGATCTAAATCAGGTGGCGCCCATGTATTTTGTTTTACTACTGTTCCGGTAACGGCACAATTAATGAGAGATAAACTCTTGTCGGTTAGTGCGGTATTAGGGTACGGCGGATCTGAAGTATTTCCAAAACAAGTAGAATTAAAATCACAAGAAGACACAGGAAACTTTTTAAATTTACCATATTTTAATGGTGATGATACAACCCGATATGCTTTTGATAGAATGGGACAAGCTGTTGATCTTGAAGGTTTTTATCGTTTATATGAAGATAACAAAATTACACCACAAGAATTAGAAAAATTACAAGTTAAGAGACCTGAATCAGAATTCAGTGATGGTCCTCCCTGTTTAGAAACTATAACACAATCCGAAATTAAAGATGGAAGAGATAGAATTCTTTATCAATATATACAATACGCCAAAAGAAAATGGCCAGAAGATTGGCAATCAAAAATAAATAAATTTAATTATAAATATTTTTCTAGTCATCCTGAAGGAGCACTCGAAGACAGAGTTGTACAGGGTAAAATAAAATTTAATGAAGGAAAAGAACTCGGTTTTAAATGTAATGAAGAACCAATGTGTAATCACTGTGATAAAAAATTATGTAAAACTAGAAAATATGGGATTGGAAAAGAGTCTATCTTTCCAGAATTAAGTGATTTACAAAAAGTAGAATTAGACGAACCATACTACTGGGTTAACGTAGATGGAGAAAGAGTTAAATTAGACAACATAGATTGTTTAATAGAACAAAGATTATTTAGACGAACTGTAACCAAACAAATAAATAAAAAACCACCCAGAATTAAAGCAGGAGATTTTGATAAATTTACAGATTTATTATTAGCTGGCGTAGAAATTATTAAAGCGCCGGAAGGCTCATCTATCGTTGATCAACTTAAAGATCATCTAGAAGAATTTTGTACTAATCGTACCGCTAAAGATACAACTAAAGCAGATATCTTAAGAGGAAATGTATGGACTTCTGATGGTAAACATCATTTTATTTTTAGTAAATTTTTTCATGGATATTTACAAAGAAAAAAATGGGGAGAAAAATCTCAACCCACTCAACAAATGTTAAAAGAACATTGCAAATGTAAAGATGAAAATAGAATTACTATAGGTAAAAAAAGACCTAGCGTAATGATTGTAGACGCTTTTGAAAAACCAGAAAATACTTATCAACCCAAACAACTGAAACCAAAGGATCCCTATTAATGCTTAAACGTTGCTTTATTGAAAGTTTTATTGATGTAGGAACTGGTCTTATAATTGCTATCATTATACAATTAACCATTTTTCCACTATTTGGATTACACCCTACAATTTTAGACAGTATTGGAATTGCTTTAATTTTTACAGTAGTCTCTATTATTCGATCAGCATTCTGGAGAAATTTTTTTAGGAAAATAAAATGAGAACAATTGTATTAGGACCACCAGGAACAGGTAAAACATGGACTCTTTTAAACAAGGTAGAAGATTATTTAAAAAATACTGATCCTGATAAAGTAGGCTATTTTGCATTCACAAAAAAAGCAGCCAACGAAGCTAAAGGAAGAGCCATGAATAAATTTAATTTATCAGAAGATGATCTACCTTATTTCAGAACTTTACATTCATTAGCATTTAGAAGGTTAGGAATTAATAAAAATAATGTTATGCAAAGCAGACATTATGAAGATCTAGGCAGGCAGATAAATGTTCCACTTGATTACAATGACTACGATGACGAGGAGACAGGATTATTCACAACTAAAAGTGATTACTTACGTATTATTAATTTAGCAAAACTTAGAAACACAACGCTGGATAGACAGTTTAATTTACAAGAACATAATCAAGATGTTGAATACGACAAATTAGTTATTATCGCCAATGAATTAGAAAATTATAAAAAGCAATATAACTTAATTGATTTTAATGACATGATTTTAGAGTTTATAAAATCAGATGCAGCAATTCCTAAATTTGAAGTAGTGTTTGTTGATGAAGCCCAAGATCTTTCTTTAATGCAATGGGATATGACAAAAGCAATTTGGAGTAAAACAGAGGATTCTTTTATTGCAGGAGACGACGACCAGGCTATTTTTAGATGGGCGGGCGCCGATGTAGATAGTTTTATTACTCAAACTGGAAAACTTTTACCTCTTATTCAATCGAGAAGAATACCTAAAAAAGTACATGATATAGCTATGAAAATTATTGGTAGAGTTTCAAATAGAATTCCTAAAAATTGGTTACCACGAACAGTGGAGGGCTCTTTGACTATACACAATGCATTTGAAGATATAGACATGTCGTCAGGGGAATGGATGGTCTTGGCTAGAACCAAATATATGTTAGACGCATTAGAAGAAACATTAAGAACCAAAGGTCTTTATTATGAAAATAGATTTCAAAAATCCTATGAAAAAGATATTCAAGAAGCAGCTACTAATTGGGAACATTTACGTAAAGGACAATTGCTTCATTACAAACAAATAGAAAAAATTTCTAAGTACATGGGGCCGACTCACTGGGAAAAAATAAAACTTAAAGGAATGACTAAAGATTCTTTTCATGGAATTGATAAGCTCACCAAAGATTTTGGATTAAAAATAAATACCGAATGGTTTAATGCATTTGATGACTGTGCTCTAGAACGTAAAGAATATATAAGAGCCATGAGAAGAAATGGGGAAGTTTTAAATAAAGATCCTAGAATTCATCTTTCCACTATTCATAGTGTTAAGGGAGGTGAGAGACAAAACGTTGCATTGTTAACCGATTTAAGCCACAACACACAGAAGTCATACGAAAAAAATCCTGATGATGAGAATCGATTATTTTATGTAGGTGCAACACGAACAAAAGAAAATCTACATATTGTCCAACCTAAAGACGAATATAAAAGTTATCCTATAGATGAGTGATGTATATAAAAAACAAATTGGAGGATCTCACTATCAATCTATGGTTATTCAACCATCAGAATTTATTAACAAAAACAATTTGCCCTTCGCCGAAGGGAATGCTATAAAATATTTGTGCAGACACAAGCAGAAAGGACAAAAAAAAGATTTGGAAAAAGCAATTCATTATTGTCAAATGGCAATTGATAGAGATTATTCTGAGAAAAAAGATTTTTTAGAAGAAGCTGAAAAAGAAAAGAAAGAATTAGAAGAATCATATCAAGAAGCCAAAAGACAAACAGAAGAACGGAGATCCACCGAATGGATTAAAGGCTATAATAAATGGAAGAAAAACAAATGATACAAAAACCATTATTCGCACCACAAACAGAATGGTTGCCCCCAGAAAACTTTCCAGATCTCTCTAAACATAATGAAATTTCCATAGACTTAGAAACTAAAGACCCTAATTTAAACACACGAATGGGATCTGGTTCTGTTGTAGGAGTAGGAGAAATTGTAGGAATAGCTGTAGCTGTTAAAGATTGGTGTGGTTATTATCCAATTGCTCACGAAGGTGGAGGCAACATGGATCGTAAAAAAGTCTTGAAATGGTTTCAAGCTGTATTAAATACACCAGCAACAAAAATCTTTCACAACGCCATGTATGACGTTTGTTGGATTAGGGCCCTAGGTTTAAGTATTAACGGTAAAATAGTCGACACAATGATAGCCTCGGCTTTGGTTGATGAAAATCAAATGCGTTATGACTTAAACAACTGTTCTAAAAGATACACTGGAAAAGGAAAGAATGAAACAGAATTATATGAAGCTGCAAAGTCTTGGGGGGTTGACCCCAAGGCAGAAATGTATAAACTACCTGCCATTTATGTGGGTGCATATGCAGAACAAGATGCAACCATTACTTTAGCGTTATGGCAAGAATTAAAAAAAGAAATTAATCTTCAAGACATAAATTCAATCATGGATATGGAAACAGAATTGTTTCCGTGTCTAGTAGATATGAAGTTTAAAGGTGTTCGTGTTGATGTGGAAGCAGCGCACAAATTGAAAAGCACATTACTTGAACAAGAAAAACAATCATTACAACAAATAAAAAAAGAAACAGGCATAGATACCCAAATATGGGCAGCAAGATCCATTGCACAAGTTTTTGATAAGCTGAACTTAGAATATGATAGAACCGCAAAAACATCTGCTCCTTCCTTTACTAAAAACTTTTTAACGAATCACCCCCACCCGCTAGTGAAACATATTGCCCGGGCTCGTGAAATAAACAAGGCCCATACCACCTTCATTGATACCATAATAAAACATTCCCACAAGGGAAGAATTCATGCAGAAATTAATCAGTTGAGAGGAGACAACGGGGGCACAGTAACTGGAAGATTTTCGTATTCAAACCCAAATTTACAACAAATACCAGCACGCAACAAAGACCTCGGCCCACGGATCAGGTCATTATTTATACCCGAGGAGGGCCATACATGGGGTTGTTTTGACTATTCTCAGCAAGAGCCTAGGTTGGTAGTGCATTATGCAACTTTACAGAATCTCTATGGAGTGGACGAAGTATTGGAAGCCTATAAACAAGGCGATGCCGATTTCCATGATATTGTGGCAGACATGGCAGAGATACCTAGATCACAGGCTAAGACTATCAATCTTGGTCTGTTCTATGGTATGGGAAAAAATAAATTACAAGCAGAACTGGGAGTGAGTAAAGAAAAAGCCGAAGGATTATTTAGACAATATCATTCCAAAGTTCCATTCGTAAAACAACTAATGGATAATGTAATGCACCGAGCACAGGACTCTGGTAAAATTAGAACTCTCTTGGGTCGTCTTTGTCGCTTCCATTTATGGGAACCAAATCAATTTGGAATTCATAAAGCATTGTCTCATGAAGCAGCGCTCGCGGAACACGGACCAGGGATTAAACGTGCTTATACTTACAAAGCATTAAATAGATTGATTCAAGGATCAGCTGCTGACATGACAAAGAAAGCAATGATAGAATTACATAAAGCGGGAATCACACCACATATACAAGTTCATGATGAATTAGACATATCTGTCACGAATAAAGAGCAAGTAGATATGATAAAACATGTGATGGAACAGGCAGTTTCACTTGAAGTTCCCAATAAAGTAGACTATGAATCCGGACCAAATTGGGGTACAATAAAATAAACAAGGAGAAAAACTATGGAAAAAGTTAAACAAATATGGGCATTAGCACAAGCTCATCCTAAAGCCTCTAGCGCTATAGTAGTAGTGATTATTGCGATTTATTTTTTAGTAAATTAAGCTATGAGTCATGGCATATTTAAATGCAAACATTCCTGTGCTCTACTCACAGATCAGGAGAGAGTATCTCTATGATCTTAAAGAGCACCATGGAGAAGTGGAAGACTGCATTATCTTTGGCGTGGCATCGATTACAGGGCGCCCTATACTCTTTCATGCAATTATGGAAAACGGTGCTGTATTCTACCGTCTGCCAATCTCTGCGTTCATTCAAAGAGATTATGACGCAAAAGAAGTTCCTAAGTATAGACTTGATGAGCTGGAGCTGTGGAATTGCTTCAGTTACTATCCTAGCATTACTTCTTTTGATATCTTAGACGGACAATCTGGAAAATATATTGGAAAAGACAAAAAGTGGCATAGAGGAGCCTATCTTTTTACTGTTGACTGGGCACACCCAGAGAGTAATATAGTAGATACTGATCATTCAGAGATACCGCACGAACACAAGTGCGCACACATAATGGCCCTCGAAGATGGGAATTATGCGGCACAACCAAACAATCGAATCATATGGAGCATTCCATCTTTTACTGTTAAAGATGAAGTTCCTTTTGATTGGAAAGTTCAAACTTCTGAATGGAATGTAGAGGATAATATGAAATGGAAAACAGAAGACTCCGATAAGTTCTTCTATGATATTGAGGAAACAAAAAATGAGTAATTGTAAAAGTTGTAATTGTGATTGTCACTGTAGTAAAAAAGAACATGGAGATGTTTATGGAGCATGTACATGTATGAATTGTGCATGTAATAAAGAAAGCACTGCTGTAGTAGATGACACTGGAGAATGTGAGGCATGTCAATGAAAAAACTATATTTATTGTTAGCTTTATTATTTGCTTTGAGCGCCTGTTCAGTTGGGCAAAAATGTACTTATACCCAAGATGGAACTAAACTTTCATCATGGTTGTGGTTTACTAAAGAAGTACCCGTAGATTTAAGCAAAGATAATTGTAATTAATATGAATGATAAGATTATTACGGCACTCTTGGCTATTCTCATCGCACTCGGAGGCTGGACGCTCAGCCGTACATTCTCCCTGTCACAGGATATGGTTCTTATTAAAGAAAAAGTATCGGGGATTGAAAATGAAGTACAGGACTTTAAAACTTTTAAGAAGAAGAAAAAACGCAAGAAAAAGAAAACAGACAACTGAGAAGGGCGTTCAGGCTTTGATAATTGGCCTAGCATTGGTTCTTTTACTTTTGGTTGGATGTGAAAATGGAGCCAGACACTCATTAGAGCTGACAGAACCCACAGATCATACAACAGGTGACGACGGCGGAAAATTAAAGTATAAGATTATTTGGGGGAGTACAAAACATAATGATTGAAAAATTAATGACAATGCTAGTTGGAATTTTATTAGCCCTAGCCGGATGGAGTCTTTCTAGAACTTTTGAACTGTCTACTATCCAGGCGGTACATGAAGATAAAGTACAGAGAATTCAACAACAAGTTTTAATACTAGAAGCTCAGGTGGATAAGATGATGGACTCTGATGAAGAGATCATGGACCAACATAAAAAATTATTTGAAAAATTAGAATCAGGCAACACAGGGTATAGTTATAACTAATGGCACTAAAAATTTCAGAAGAAGCAGCAGTTCAAATGCCTATGAAGACGGTAGCCAGCCTCATCGCGCTGGTAGCGATCGGGACCTGGGCTTACTTCGGCATCATTGAAACCCAAAACAAAATTTCAACTACAGTAGAACTAATGTCGAAAGACTTGACTGAGAATACAGAGTTTAGAATCAAATGGCCGCGGGGTCAATTAGGTTCGCTTCCTGCAGATTCCGAGCAATTTATGATGATCGAGGATTTGTACAAGACCACGGAGAAGTTAAACTTACATATAGACTC